CCGCCAAAGGGGCGTGCCGTGCACAGCACCGACGGGTTGTACGAGTTGACGCCAGAGATCGAGCACGAGCTGGCCGAATACTGCAAGCATGACGTGTTCTTGTGCGAAGAGATTTTCACAAGACTGTTGACCGGCATGCACGGCGGCGGCAAGATTCACGACGCGTACCCAACCAAGGAGCTGCGCCTGATCGACATGACCATCCGCATGTTCACGAAGCCCCAGTTGATTCTCGACGTGCCCATGCTGGAGAAGGCCCGCGACGAAGAGAACGAGAAGCTGCGCGTGGCACTGGAGCGCACCGGGGTGCAGGAGTCCGACTTGGCCAGCAACGACAAGTTTGCCGAGATTCTGGAGAAGATGGGCGTGCTACCACCAACCAAGAAGAAGCGCCCGACACTGAAGACGCCCAACCCTGTCGGTGAGAACTTCGCGTTCGCCAAGAACGACGCCCACTTCCAGCAGATGCTCAACGGTGACGACGAAGATGTGGCGCTGCTGTGCGAAGCAAGGCTGCGGGTGAAGTCCACACTGGAGCGCACCCGGGCCCAACGCTTCATCGACATCGCATCACGCGGGGCGCTGCCGGTACCCTTGGCCTACTACGGTGCGGAGACCGGGCGCTGGCAGGCCGCCAAGGGCAGCAGCATCAACTTCCAGAACATGAAGCGGGGCTCGTTCCTGCGTAAGTCAATCATGGCGCCGGATGGGTACGTGATTGTGGTTGGTGACTTGTCCCAGATCGAGCCGCGTGTGCTTGCATGGATTGCGGACTACCACAACATGCTGGAGATATTCCGCGCGGGTGGTGACCCCTACGCTACGTTCGGTTCGCAGATGTTCAACATACCGGGACTCAACAAGGACACACACCCCCTGCTACGTCAGAGCGCGAAGTCGGCTTTGTTGGGCTGCGGTTACCAGCTTGGCTGGGCGTCGTTCAGCGCGCAGTTGTTGGTCGGGTTCCTTGGCGCGCCACCCAAGCGCTACACCAAGGCTGAGGCGCTGCAGCTCGGGGTCACTGGTGAACACGTTAAGCGCTTCATCAACAACAAGTGGCATATGGAGAAGATGTTCGAGATCGCGCGCACCTGCACCGACGAAGAACTGCTGATCCACTGCCTTGCTGCCAAAGCTATTGTGGAGAAGTACCGGGCTGCAGCGGAGCCGGTGGTGGGCTTTTGGAAGCTCTTGCAGGAGCGTATTACCAGCAGCCTTATCGGCGGTGAGGTGTACGAACACAAAGGCGTGTTCACCATGAAAAAAGAAGAAATAGTGCTTGTAAACGGCATGAGTTTGAAGTATCCTAACATTGAAATCTGCAAGGACGAACGCGGGCATACCGAGTTTCGTTTTGGCACAGGGGATAAGAAAGGTAAGCTGTACGCGGGACGTATTTGCAACAACATAACGCAGGGTCTTGCGCGTATCGTCATGTCTGACGGGATGCTGCGCACTGCGAAGCGTTATGACGTTTTGGGAACGGTGCACGACGAGCAGCTTGACTTGGCACCAGAGGAGGAAGCAGAAGCAGCGAAGGCATGGGTTCACGCGCAGATGATCGTGGAACCCAAATGGATGCCGGGCATTCCGCTCAATGCGGACGTCGGCTACAACAAACGATACGGGTTAGCAAAATAGGAAAACACAATGAAAATCAAAGTCGGTAAATCGCGGTACACGGTGACATTCCCAGATGTCGTCGAACCTAGCTGTATTGTTCACGGGCGCGTGAACTATGTCGACAAGACGATACAGATCGCACAACGCGCAGGTTGGCCCCTGCGCAAGATCAGCGACAAGCAGAAAGACGCTACGTTGTGGCATGAGCTGACCCACGCTATCCTCAAGGACATGGGTTCGCGCAAAGCAGCGGACGAGGTGTTTGTGGATGAGCTGTCCAAGCGGATGCAACAAGTAGCGGAGCAACTGGAATGACAACGCCTGTTAATGTGACGTTCAGCCACTCTTCACTGAAGGACTTCCAAAACTGCCCAAGGAAATACTACGAGGTCAAGGTACTTGAGAAGTACCCGCGTGAGGAGACGGAGGCCACAGCCTACGGCACGCAACTGCACGAGCAATGTGAACTGCACATTCGTGATGGTCGCCCGCTGGATCAGAACTTCCGCTTCCTGCAACCTGTTCTGGACAAGCTAAAGGCCATGCCGGGGCGCAAGTATCCCGAGTATGAGATGGCGCTCACCAAGGACTTGCGGGTGTGTAATTTCCATGCTCCCGACCGGTGGGTGCGGGGTATCGCAGACTTGATCATCGTGGACGACGACAACCTCACAGCGCGCGTCTTCGACTACAAATCCGGTAGCGACAAGTACCCCGACACGTCACAGCTTGAACTCATGGCGCTGATGATTTTCAAACACTTCCCTCACATCCGCAGCGTGTCGGGCGGGCTGCTGTTCGTGCTCAAGAACTCTGTGCGCAAGTGCAAGGTCGAGCTGGATATGCAGGACAAGATGTGGTGGAAGTACCGCGAAGAGGTGGCGCGTATCGAGCAGGCCCACGCCACCGGTGTGTGGAACCCGAAGCAGTCGGGATTGTGCCGCAAGTGGTGCCCTGTGTTGGACTGTAGTTTTAATGGAAGGAACTGAAAATGCCCAAGTCAAGTAAACAAAAGCTCGCGTTCCAAAAGGCCTACAACGCGCGCCCCGAAGAGATTCGGAAACGTATTCTCAACAACGCGGCCCGCGCAGAAGCCCTCAAGAAAGGTCTCGTGCACGTCGGTGACAACAAGGACGTTGCGCACATCAAAGCGCTTGAGAACGGTGGCGGCAACACACCGGGCAACACCAAGGTGCAGAGCGAGAAAGCGAATCGCGGCTGGCGCAAAGGCAAGTCCGGATACAACCCGTAACGTAGAAAGGAAAAACACAACATGGCAATGACAAAAAATGAATCGTACGACAGAGAACGCAATAAGCTAGAAGAACATTTCGGCACCGCAAGGTCACGTGCTATGCGTGACCTTGACGACAGGCAGCTACAGAGTTTAGATAGGCAGTACCGCCGTGCACGCGAGGCGCTGGAGCGTGAGTTTGCGAACCCCGCATTTGATGACTTCAACGATGCGCTGCGTTATGGGTTGGAGAATAAGTTCAACGTCCAGCCTATGCCGAAGGCTGCAGTACCGACCTTTGATCCGAACAAGGTCGCCTCACTGACGATGGAGTTGACTGAGCTTGAGGTTGCATGGGCTGCACGGTTCGCCCGTTGTTGGATCAAGGAGTCCGACTTCGAGAACCCAGAATCAACAAGCGAAGAACAGCGCTTCTGGCACCACGCGTTTAAGCGCCTTCGTATGCACAGCAAGTTCGAGTCTTACAACGCTTGGTCCCGGTTAAAGGAGGGTGTGTGATGGGAATACAAAACTACCAAGAATACGCCGAGCAGCAGGACCGGATATACAAAGCAGACCTCGAAGCGAAACGTATCCAGGGGATGCAGAACGCGTTAGCCAACGGGTACGATGGACGGTTGACGCAAGGCTTCGGTCAGACTGCTGTGGGGATACAGCAGAACATAGCGCACACGCAAGGCCAACTGAATGCTATCAACAACGCCATGATGCATAACGCGGGCATGAGCAACAACGCCCGCTTCACTACGTTCCCCGGCGGTATGTTGGAGGAAAGTCGTACAAACACCGTAATCGATCCCAACAAAAATCCCGCGCTTGTGCCGCCGTTGTCCGCGATTATTGATATGTGGCGTGCAGCGTTCGGTGATACGTGGGTCGGCATAAACGATCTCAAAAGCGAGAGGGACTTCTGGCGTGCCGCCGCATCGCGCATGCAGTCGCAGAAGCTGATGGAGACATGGGGCTCTTGTGCCCGACTTCTTGAGGAGCAATTTTGGAAATCCTAGAAAACAAAGCTGTCCGATTCAGGACACGTGATCCCCACAAATACAGCGTCATCCCCAAGCACCATGTGCAGGCCATCCCCGGGGGTTACGAGGTTACTGTCTACTGGTCTTTGGATGAAATGCGTGTACTCAAGAACCTTGGTGTCAAGAACGCACCATCGCCTATCGAGCGCACATACAACTGGCCCGGACGTTACAAGCCGATGTCCCACCAGAAAGCTACCGCAGGGTTCCTGACGCTACACCGCAGGGCGTTCAACTTCGGGGACCCGGGTACCGGCAAGACGATCAGTGCGTTATGGGCTGCCGACTATCTGATGCAGCGGGGCGAAGTGCGCCGGGTACTGGTAGTGTGCCCGTTGTCGATCATGCAGAGTGCGTGGATGGGGGACATCAACCGCAGTGTTATCCACCGTAGCGCAGTGGTAGCGCATCATGCACAGGCCTCCCGGCGTATTGAGCTCATCCAAGGCGATTACGAAATCGTAATCATCAACTACGACGGTCTCAACCTGTGCGCTGACGAGATCAAGGCAGACGGGCGCTTCGATCTGGTCATCATCGACGAGGCAAACGGCTACAGCAACGCGCAGACAAAGCGTTGGAAGTCGCTGGCCAAGATCATTCAGCCCCACACCTTTCTGTGGATGATGACCGGCACACCCGCTGCGCAGTCCCCGCTGAATGCGTACGGCTTGGCCAAACTGGTGAACCCCAACGCGGTACCAAGCTATTTCACCGGCTGGCGCGACAAGGTGATGAACAAGATCACGACGTTCAAGTGGGCACCAAAGCCCGGTGCCAAGGACTTGGTGTTCAGTGTGCTGCAACCTGCAATACGTTTCACCAAAGCGCAGTGCCTTGATCTGCCGCCCGTCGTCAAGCAGACGCGTGAGGTGGCGTTGACTGCCCAACAGTTGAAATACTACCGGTTGATCAAAGACCAGATGCTGGCCGTGGCCGCAGGAGAGTCGATCAGCGCCGTGAACAAGGCGGCGGTGGTGTCCAAACTGCTCCAGATCAGCGCCGGTGCAGCGCTCACCGATGACAAGGACGTTGTGGAGTTCGACGCCACCCCAAGGCTCAACGTGTTGCTGGAAGTGTTGGAGGAGACGCAGCGCAAGGTGATCATCTTCGCCCTGTTCCGGGCCAGCATCGACGTCATCTCGACATTCCTGAAAAAGCACGGCATCGCCACGGAAGAGATTCACGGGGGCGTCACCGCAACCAGACGCGGCGACATCATCCAGCGCTTCCAGAACGCGCAGGACCCACGGGTACTGGTCATGCAGCCGCAGGCCACAGCTCATGGTATTACGTTAACAGCAGCCGACACCGTGATCTTCTTCGGCCCGCTGATGTCCGTGGAGCAGTACGTGCAGTGCATCGCCCGGGCGGATCGCCAAGGACAGGACTCTGACAAGGTTACCGTTATCCACATTCAAGGGAGCCCAATCGAGAAGAAGATGTTCGACGCCATGGATTTGAAGGTTGACGACCATGCCGTACTGACACAGATGTTTGATGAAGAAATGGGGGTTAAAAAATAAATTCAAAAACCGCTTGCAACCGCCAAAGTCCAGAGTTATACTTTGGACAGTCACAAGGAGAAAACACATGACAGATGACATTGTTCCCATGGACAGACTTGCAAAAGTCTACGTGAAGATTCGTGAAAAGATCAGTGAACTGACGAAGGATTATGAGTCCCAAGTCGAAGCGCTCAAGGCGCAACAGGCCACGGTGGCCAGCACTATGAAGGACCAGTTGCGCGCTATGGGCTCGCTGTCCTCCAAGACCGAATACGGCACCGTATCGCTGATCACCAGTGTGCGTTACGTTGCGATGGACAAAGACGCGTTCAAGCAGTTCGTGTTGGATCAGGCCATGCCCGACCTCTACGAGCAACGTATTGCGCAAAAGAACATGGCGGAGTTTATCGACAAGAACCCCACCATTGCCGTGCCCGGACTCAATGTGATGTCCGAAGTAACCATCTCCGTAAGGAAACCAACGAAATGATCACCCCGACTATTGGCCGCAAAATCTGGTTCTGGCCCAACCAAACTGCCGACGCAAGCTATACCGTGCTCGACGCCAAACAAGCGTTTGATGCATCGGTTGTGTTTGTCGCGAAGGACGAACGCGTGAACATCACCTTCAGTGACCACACGGGCACCCCTTTCATTCGTCATAACGTGTTGGTACATCAAGGCGGCGAGCCGGTAGCAGCGGGCACGTGCTACTGCGCGTGGATGCCGTACCAACAAAGCGCTGCAGCCGCAGCAGCACCCGCCGCTTTCGTGTCAGAGAAAACTACCACTTCCCGTAAAACAACTTCCAAGTAACCCGAGAAAAAATCATGGCCACAAACCAAGTAACAGTTTTCAATCCTTCCGCAATGCGTCCCGCCTTCGCTACCAAAGGCGCTGTGTCTGCAGTCACCAAGGCCTTGGCCGGCGGTGCCAACTCCGGCAAGCGTGTGTCGGTGCGCGGCGGCGTGTTCCGCCTGATCGCTGATGGCAAAGAAGTCGCCGCCATCGACGAGCGCTACCTCGACGTGGTGTTGGTCAACGCGGCGCCCAAGGTCAGCCGTTCGTTCTACACCGGCACGTTCGATGCGGACAACCCAACCCCTCCTACCTGCTGGTCCGCTGACGGCGACAAGCCCGACGATGCCGTGAAAGCCAAGTGCGCACCAACCTGCGCAAGCTGCCCCAACAACCAGAAGGGTTCGGGTCAGGGCGACTCCCGTGCCTGCCGCTTCAACCAACGTGTTGCCGTGGTGTTGGCTAACGACATCGAAGGCGACGTCATGCAGCTCACACTGGCCGCGACATCCATCTTCGGTAAGGCCGAAGGCGAGAACCGTCCGCTGCAAGACTATGCGCG